GAAAGGAAAGTGACCATGGACTTTGAAGCCCAAGTCAAAGAACTCAACGCCAGCCTCAAGGGCATTGGCGATCAGATCAAAAGCCAGGCCGAGGCGACCGAGAAGCAAATCAAGGCTTCCGGTGAAATGAATGCCGAAACCCGCGCCAAGGTTGATGAACTGCTGACCAAGCAGGGCGAGCTTCAGGCGCGACTGGGCGAGGCCGAGCAGAAGCTCGTGAACGCAAGCCGGGATCGCAACCATCAGGAGGAGCCGCAGAAATCGGTAGGCGCCCTCGTGATCGAAAGCGAAGAAATGAAGGACATGACCTCGTCCTTCCGCGGCTCTCGTCGTGTCTCCGTTCCGCGTGCGGCCATCACCACCGCAACCGGCGGTGACCTGGTGCAGACTCAGCGCCTGCCGGGGATCATTGCCCCGGCTCAACGCCGACTGACCGTTCGCGACCTGGTCGCACCGGGTACCACCGAATCGAACTCCATCGAGTACGTCCGTGAGACTGGCTTCACGAACAACGCCCGCACCGTGGCGGAAACCACTGCCAAGCCGTACTCCGATCTGACCTTCGGCCTGACCACTGCGAACGTGCGGACCATCGCCCATTTGTTCAAAGCCAGTCGGCAGATGCTGGACGATGCCAAGGCCCTGCAGAGCTACATCGACGGTCGTGCACGCTACGGCCTCAACATGGCTGAAGAGGCTCAGTTGCTTTACGGCAACGGCATCGGTGTGAACCTGCAGGGCCTCATGACCGTTGCTCAACTGTACGCCGCCCCGGCTGGCGTTGCTGTGGTGGGCGAGCAGCGCATTGACCGCCTGCGCCTGGCGCTTCTGCAGGCCGAACTGGCCGAGTTTCCATCGGACGGAATCGTGCTCAACCCGATCGACTGGGCGGCCATTGAGCTGACCAAGGACGGGGAAGGCCGCTACATCATCGGTCAACCGCAAGAAGGAACCAACGCGAAGCTGTGGAATCGTCCGGTGGTTTCCACCCAGGCCATGACCCAGAACGACTTCCTGGTTGGTGCCTTCAAGCTCGGCGCTCAGATCTTCGACCGCATGGAAATCGAAGTACTGATCTCGACCGAGAACAGTGATGACTTCGAGAAAAACATGGCAACGATTCGTGCTGAAGAGCGCCTGGCCTTTGCCATCTATCGCGACGAAGCGTTCGTTACTGGTCCGCTGGTCACGCCTTAACCATCCCGCAAATCGGCGCCAGAAATGGCGCCGCAATGGAGTAATCCAATGGCACGTAAACAGGAAACACCAGCCTCCACGGCTGATGCGAAGGATTCGGTATCGACCGTTGATTCCAGCAGCGGACCGGCTGATGCTGCCGGGATGCCTCTTTCGCCTGGCCAAGCGATCGTTCCAGACTCTAGCGACTCCGCTGATTCGGGCGTCCCTGCAACTGCTCCAGGCTCGGCGGAGGGCTCGGGTCTGTTGACGGCAGAAGGACAGGCAGCCGCTGGCACTGGGCCGGATGGCGTCACAGGCGAGCAGGGTGCCGGTATCTCTATGACGGACGCTGCCGATGCCGCATCCGAAGCCGGCGCTCAAACTGCCTCAGTCTTGGCAGATAGCGGCGCCGGCGCTGATGAGTTGGTACTAGATGATCGGGCCAACCCCAACCCTGCGACTCTTCAGATCTATCCGCTGCGTTCGTACATGGACGAGGGTGAGCTTCGTCGTCGAAGCGGTCCAGCATACACGGTGCCCCGCCGGCATGCGGAGGAACTGGTGCAGCGGAATCTGGCATCACTCGAACCGCTGAAGGAGTAGATGATGCCGGTTATCAGTATGTCCATTGCCCGGCATCACCTTCGAGATCCCGATGATGATGACGAGTACCTGGAGCTGCTGGTCGAGGCGGCGGAGGGGCAGGCGATGGACTATCTGAACCGCCGTTTTTACGCCAACCAGCAGGCGCTTGATGAGGCTGTCGCCGCCGGGGATGCCGGTGACTCGCCCATGGTCAGCAACAAGCAGATCCAGGCGGCTTGCTTGCTGATCCTCGGCCATCTTTACGCCAACCGCGAGGACGTTGTGATCGGGACCATCGCCACCGAACTGCCGCAAGGTTCGAAGGCGCTCCTGACTCCGCATCGCATCGGGTGGGGCATATGAGGGCCGGGCCGCTGCGCCACCGGCTGCAGGTGGCTCATCGACACGAGGAGAGGAATAAATCCGGGGGCGCCATAGTGACGTGGCTGCCAGCTGCTCGCCCTGAAATGTGGGGTGAGGTTCGGACCCCAAGCGGTCGGGTCATTGCGGTTGCTGAAAAACTGAGTGCTGTTGTAACTGCCGAAATCATCGGCAGGCCGCGCCCAGATATCGTCGCAGGATCGCGCCTGACACGTCGAGGGATCACCTATCAGGTTGAGGCCGTGTTGCCGGACAACGAAAACTCCTTGATGAGGCTTCTCTGCTCATCGGTACCTAACCCATGAGGTGAATGATGAAAATTCGAGCACTAGGCCCGCTGACGGGCGCATCTGGTGAGCGTGAAAAGGGCGAAGAGTTCGAGGTCGACAAGGCCTATGGCGAAGGCCTGATTGCCCGGGGGTATGCCGAAGCGGTCACCGACAAGGCCGCGAAGCCCGCAAAGGCTGATCCGGCCAAGGAGTAGGGTATGGCGCGCCGGTCGAGCCTTCGCGGTGACATCCGGCTACGCCGGACGCTGCGCAACATCCACAAGACGATGGACAACGAGTTGCAGCCCGCGATGCTAGAGGCGGCGAACCGCATCCTGGAGACCCAGCGAGAGTTGATGCCCAAGGACACCGGAGCGGCCGCTGCCGCGCTCAGGGTTTACGTTTCGCCCAGCGGTTTAGATGCCCAGATCGGCATTCGTGGCAAGCGCGACAACCGACGGTTCTTCTACCTGCGCTTCATTGAGTACGGCACCAAGGGCTATACCGGCGGCAAGCGAGCTGGTGATCGTAACCGGCGTGTCACCAACAAAAGCGACGGCACCCACTTCTTTGGCAAGTACCCGGATATCCCGGCCAGGCCGGCTCACCCGTGGCTGCGCCCATCTATCCAGGTCAACCGGGAGTTTGTCATGGCTGACATCAGGGCCGCCGTGAGCCGCACGTTGCGCAAGGCAAGTCAGGGGGTAGGTAATGGCTGATCCATCACTGGCCCTGCAGGAGGCGATCTTCGCCAGACTTCAGGCCGAAGTCAGCTGTCCGATCTACGACGGCGCGCCGCTGAACGCCGACATGCCGTATGTCTCAATCGATCGGGAGGTATCAGTCAACAGCAGCCCGATCTCGGGCCGCAAGCGCGAAACTCGCCTGCTCTACCTGTCGGTCTGGTCGGACGCTGTGGGCCAGGCCGAGGTAAAGCGCATCAACGGCGAAGTCATTGCTGCGCTGGACGAGCGCCGCCTGCCGCTAGAAGTGGGGCGTGCCGTTTCCGTGCGAGTCGAGCAGGCCGACGCCCAGCGTGATGCCGATGGCATCACTTACCAGGGTTCTATCACCGTCCGCGTGATCACCACCCACTGAACCACATACCGGCCGCGCCGCGGCTTTTATCCAATGTGCCTTTGGAGGAACACCCATGGCCGACGACAACCTCAATACAGCCGCCGGCTGCCGCTTCTTCATCGGCGGCAAGACCGGCGCAGACACCGAAACCGAGTACAAGGCCGACACATACGTCGAAGTGGGCGAGATCGAGGACTTGGGCGAGTTCGGCGACACCTTCAGCAGCGTGAACTTCACCTCGCTGAAAGACGGCCGCGTGCGGAAGTACAAGGGCACTGCCGACGCTGGTGACCTGACGCTGACCGTAGGCCTGGACAATGGCGATGCTGGCCAGAAGGCCGTCAAGACTGCGCACAAGGATCGCAGCAAAGGCGATTACAACATCAAGATCACCCTCAACGACGGTGATCCGACTGCTACCCCTGTTATCAATCCGACCACTTTCTACTTCCGTGGCAAGGTGATGAACAACACGGTTGCGCCGGGTGCGGCCGACAACGTGGTTCGCCGCAACATCACCATCGGCATCAACTCCGACATCCTCGAGTTGCTGCCTGCACCGGTCACCCCATAACCGAGCCGGGGCTCCGGCCCCGGCCTCACTGGACTGAGCTATGAACAACACTCTGCACGGCACCATGACTCTGAAATTGGGCGATGAAGAATTCACCCTGAAGCCCACCCTCAAGGCGGTTCGTGCAATCGAGAGCCGATTCGGCGGCCTGCGCGGAGCATCGCAGACGATCAATGCCCTGAGCGTGGAGGGCTGCGCGATTATCCTCGCCGCTGGTGCCGGCCTGGAGGGGAAGTCGGCTGAGGCTTTGACCGAGAAGGTTTGGCAGGCCGGGGTGCTGGAGGTTTCGACGCAGCTAAACGCGTACATCGTGGCGCTCTATAACCCTCGCGGCGTCGAAAAGGGAAAGGATCAAGCCGGGACGGCGTGAGCGCCGTTGAGGACGGAAGTTACGTCGACCGGCTGTTCTCGATCGCGACAGGCTGGCTTGGATGGTCACCCGACACTGCGTGGCGCACTCCATTGCCTGAGCTGTTCATGGCGATGGATGCCAGGGTTGAGTGGGCGCAAATGACGAACCCCTTTGGCTCTGGCAAGTCGGTCGGGCAGCCGGAGAAGCCTAAACCTACTACTGTGGCAGATAAGCTGCGGCAGGTATTAACGGGCAGAAAGGCTGCTTGAGTTGGTAGCGGGAGTTATCCTATACCCCGATTTGAATTGGGGATGGATCCATGCAGCTACTTATCCTACTAGCGCTTCTAGTAATCATCGTCCTGATCGCTCCCTGGATGTTGGGGGTAATCGCGACTGTCGTGGTAGCCGGAGGGGCGGCTTTTTTTGTCTTCTGTCTCGGAGCTGCCATCGTTCTCGTTATTGCAGCTCTTATGCTGCGATACCTGAATGACCCGGTAAAGCAACAAGAGCGCCTCGAAAAGAGAGCCAGAAAAGTTGCCGATGCCGCGAACCGAGCCAATAGAAGGCCCGATTGATATGCGAATTCAATGTTCTTGAGCCCGGCGATGCCGGGTTTTTTATTGCCTGGAGATCGGCATGGCAGATTCAGACATCCAGGGGATGCTGGTCCGTATTGAAGCGACCACTGCTCAGCTTCGCTCTGAAATCGCTAGAGCTGAGTCCACTGTTGCCCAAGGTGCCACGGCGATAGACCGCGGCCTTGCTCGAATTGACGAGAGCTTTGATCGGGCGGGGGAGAGCGCCCAGAGTGCAGGCGCACTGATCAAGAATGCTCTTGCCGTGGCGGTGGGCGCTGCCTCAGTTCGTTCCATTATCGATGTCGCCGACTCCTACTCACAGATGTCGGATCGAATGGGGCTCGCGACCTCCAGCGTTAACGAATACAACCTGGTGCAGGACAGGTTGCTAGATACGGCCAAGCGCACTTATCGCCCCCTGAATGAAGCCCAAGAGCTGTACATCCGGACGGCAGACAGCCTCAAGTCCATGGGGTACAACACCAGCGAAGCGCTGGATGTGATGGACAGTTTCAGCTTCCTGCTTGTGACCAACTCGGCCAGCACTGACAAAGCAGCCTCTGCGATCGATGCATATTCCAAAGCGCTGCAGACCGGTAAGGTCGAGGCAGATGGTTGGCAGTCGATCCTAGCGGCGATGCCGACCATCGTAGACACCCTAGCCAAAGCGACCGGCAAGAGTGCTGAGGAGATCCGCTCTCTGGGTGCAGTAGGCCAGCTCAGTCTGGATGTCCTCACCGAGGGCTTGCAGAAGTCGGCACAGGCAAACGGTGAACTGGCCGACAGCATGGGCGTAGCGGTTCGTGATGCACTGCAGAATTTAAGCAATGCTTTCTCCGTCTACATTGGTCGCCTGAATGAGACCACTGACGGAACGGGGGTTCTGGCCCAGGGCATCAGTGTCATCGGAGATAACTTCGAATCGCTTGCCAACGTCGCTGGTGTTGTAGCTGTGGGGGCGCTTGCGGGGTACGCCCGAAGTCTGGCGGGCAGTGCCGCAGCGTCACTTGCGGCGACTAGGAGCGCTATCTCGGACGCCATCGCACGGAAGGCCCAGGCGACCGCTGTGTTTCTTGCTGCGCAGGCTGAGCAGCAGAAGGCTCAGACAGCTGTGTTTCTGGCCGAAAAAGAGGCTATTGCTGCTCGCGGCACTGCTGTGCAAACCCAGATGTCGCTGCAACTCGCTGAGGCGCGGATGCTCGAAACCCGAGCAACGAACGCTGTCGCTGCTGCGCAAGCGACGGTTAGCCGGGCCTCTCTTGGAGTCATGGGCGTGCTCGGTGGCCCTGCGGGTATCGCCGCCCTGGCCATTGGTGCGGCAACAGCTTTCCTCACGCTGCGGGACAATACGAGTGTCCTTGAGCAGAAGCTTGGCGATCTCAACGATCCAATAGATAAGCTGGTTGAGCGCTTCAACAAGCTGAACCGGGCCACCCAATCAGTCACACTTCGCGAGCTCAAGGCCTCGATTGAGGACGCCGAAAGCGAGCTGACGACTCCCGCCGGGTCCATTGCGTTCGAGTTCCAGAGCAGCCTAACTAATGCCGGGCTGGCTGGCGCTGCTGGATTCATGGGAGGAATCGCGCCTCTTCCTGCCGAGTTCCAAGCAGCAATGGAAATCGTGAAGAAGGCATCAGCTGATCAGGCTGATGGTATGGCTGTTGACTGGAAGGAGGTAGCTGATCGAATCAGGGAGGTGCCAGGTGTCACCTCTGAAATGGCTGATGCGCTTGAGGAAAGTGGTGGGGCAGCAACTGAGAAGGCTGAGGTAATCAACCGGCTCAAGGAGGCCATGGCTGAGCTGACGGGTGAAACTGACGCCAATACGAAAGCAGAAAGGCAGAACGCGGCGGCCAGGGCGACCGCCGCCCAAGAAACCCAGAAGTACCTTGATCAACAGCTTAAACAGCTAGCCTCAGCACAGGACAAGACCAACACCGATGCTGCCAAGCGCTACATCGCTGAAAGAACCGACCTTACGGAAGGTGAAAAGGCTGCGATCCTTTCAGTTGCGGCGGCACGAGATGCCCAGAAGAGAGCCGACGACGACGCCACCAACGCGCGCCGAAAGGGATCGTCTGAGGCAGAGCAGTCCGCCAAGAAACGGCTGAAGGAATTCGAGTCCGCCGAGGAAGGCTACAAGCGGCAAATTCAGCTGATCAACACCACCGGCGACAAGCAGAAAGACGCCACAGAGGTAGCGAAGCTGTCCTTCGAGCTGCAGGAAGGCAAACTGGGCAACCTGTCTCAGGCCCAGCAGAAGCACTTGCTCGGTTTGGCCGCCGAGCTGGACTCCCTGAACAAAATCAAGAAGGCCAATGAGGACGCCCTGAAGCTCAGCGCGTTCAAGGCGGCCCAGGCCACGGGCACTCAAACCGCGATCAATGGCTACGACCAAGAGCTCGCTGGCATTGGTCGAGGAGACAAGGCCCGCGATCGAATGCGGGCTGACCTCGCGTTGCGTCAGAAGTACGTTGAAGATCTCAATGAGCTGAACGAGCAGCGCAACACCGGGCAGATCAGCCCGGAGCTGTACCAGCAGGAAACGCAGGTGCTCACCGACGAACTCAACAAGCGTCTGGCGGCCCAGCAGAACTACTTCCAGCGGGTCGATGAAGCTCAGTCGAGCTGGTCGAATGGTGCTACGGCAGCTCTGGAAAACTACCTCGACAGTGCCGCCGATGTCGCTGGCCAGACGCAGGATCTATTCACAAATGCTTTCAACAACTTGGAAGACGGAGTTGTCCAGTTCATCAAGACCGGGAAGGCGTCATTCAAGGATTTTGCAGACGCGATCATCGAGGACCTGATCCGCATCCAGGTGCGCCAAGCCGCTGCAGGGTTCTTAGGTACCGCCTTCAGCTTCCTCAGTGGGGGCAGTGCGGCACTTGGCCAAGGTACCATGACCGGATTCAGTGAGGTCATTCCCAATGCCAAGGGTGGCGTGTACGACTCGCCGAGCCTCTCTGCCTTCTCCGGTGGCGTATACGACAGCCCACAGATGTTCGCCTTCGCCAAGGGGGCGGGTATTTTTGCCGAGGCCGGGCCTGAAGCAATTCTGCCGCTTCATCGGGGGCCGGATGGTTCGCTTGGGGTCATGGCCGCCGGGGCTGGAGGTGGTGGCGGGGAGTCGTCGATCACCTTCGGCGGAGTCACCCAACACATCCAGGTTGGCGGGCAAGCCAATGCCGCCACCATCGCCGATGTTCGGCGAGCTGCTGAGCAGGGCGCGCGGGATGGCTACGAGCTGATGCTGCGAGACTTCAAGACCAACGGCGCCGGGCGGCAGATGCTGCAGCGGCGGTAACTATGCTTGGCCCAAGGCTGAAGCATCAGGAATCATTATGTTCGGCGGGCCTTGGCTCGATCGGGCGCGCATTGTGTTGCGTCATCGGGACGCGAAGTGAAGCGGCAAGGCCGCGGGAGAGTGCGTAGTGAGTGAAGCAAAACGAATTGAGGAGCTGGAAAAAGGCCTGGACCAGGCGCTCACAGCATTGGTAAGTTTTGAGGCTCGCCTCTGTAGCGAAGCGAGCCAACGGATTGCTGCCGATGCCTCGCTGGCAGCGCGAGTCGACAGCATGCAGGCATTGATTAAACGTTCTGGGTGAGATGCTTCGCCGCTACCAGAGCCAGGCTGGTCAGCTCTTGAAGGGAAAACTGCTCTACAGGCTTGCCTTCGAGTTTTACTTGCACAATCACAGCACAGTTATCCTCGTCAGATAGGTGAATCTGAGCTGTGATCGGCGTGAGGTGACGGTTGATTTGCAGGTTGTTGATTTTCAGTGCCATGTTCCTACCTTTTTACAATGCCCCAGTCCATGGGCTTTCCGGCAACGGACCAGGGCGGTTCATTGGAGGTGCAAAGCTACTATGGCGAAATACTGGCGCGGTACTGGTGTTCCATCCACGCTGGATGGGTGGACAGGTCGCATGTCATGGCAAAGCAAAAATAAGCGAGAAAAATTCCACTTCAACCAAGCTGCTCTAGTGCGATTCAAGGCCATATTGAGCCCCTAATCTCGGCCTGGATCGGAGTGTTATCCGGCAGCGTTCGGTCACCTCGAAATCAAGGCGCTTCACTTTTCAGGTGAAGCGCCTTTTTTTCGGCCGGAGAATGGGTGGGCGGTGATTTTTCATGGAGTTAACCAATGGCAGAAGAATGGCCCGAGGACTTGGAGCCCACTGAGGTCACCTGGGGCGTCGTCTATAACAATCGGGGGTTCACTTCCTCGCTGTCGAATGCCCAGCAGATCGCGGCTCAGCCAGGCGCCTACTGGAAATGCACCATGACCTTTGGTGTTCTGTACGACGAAGACGAGCGCGAACTGACATCGCTGCTGGGTCGACTGCAGGGCATGTTCGGCACGGTGAACATTCCATATCTGACCCGGGTGCGTACAGACAACATCGGCGCACCGACCGTGGCTGTTGCCAACGCTCAGTCAAGCGTCATGCAGTTGCAGGGCATGCTGGCCAGTCGACCGGTGTTCAGCCGGGGCGATCTCATCACCATCAAGGGTGAAATGTTCGAAGTCGTCGAGCGGGCCACGTCTGACGCCACCGGCAAGGCCCTAGTCTCGGTGAACAAGCGCATCCGCAAGGTGATCCCGGCCGGCAGTGTGGTCGAGTACAGAAACCCCTATTGCGAGATGCGGCGCATGGACGACAGCAATGAATGGACCACCCAGCCGGTGGTCTCGAACTCGACCCTGCAATTTCGAGAGGCATTCTGATGGCTGGCGTTTTTCCATTTAGCCAGACAGTCGTCGACATCATCGCCCAGGGCAACTTCATGGCGGTCTACGCCTGCCAGCTGGATTTTCCCGACGGCATGGTCTTTGCGCACACCGGGACCGGTGACCTGGTGATCGACGGCATCACTTACCAAGGTGTTGGCAGCTTCGGGTCGGTTGGCCAGTCGCAGGAGAGCAGCAACTCGGGCTCGCCTATGTCCGTGGAGCTGACCCTCAACGGCCTGGACACCCATATCATCACCGAGACCTCGCTCAAGGGCTGCCGGGGGCGCAACGGCAAGCTCATGTTCGTGGTGTTCGACCAGGCCGGTACCTATGCCGCCGACATCCTGTTCAGCGGGCGCATGGATGCCGCCAAGTTCTCCTACGCGGGCAACGGCGAGGAGGGCAACAGCATCACTGTCCCGCTCATCGATCGTATGGCCGAGTGGAACAGGACCGGTACCGAGCGCTGGACCGATGAGAACCACCGGGCGCGCCGACAGGACGACCGCTTCTTCTTCGCCATCGCGCAGATCGCCGACTGGCCTATCTACTGGGGCGCCTCCAAGGATGCTCCGAAGTTCACCTACGAGACATAGCCATGCGAAAGCGCGATTGGACGACACAGCTTGCCAACACGATCAAGGCCGCCACCGAGCGGCCTTTTTCATGGGGCGAATTTGAC